CAAAGTAAGTAAAGGAAAGTAAAGAAAATAAAGATACTACTACTGACGATTTCGAAGTTATCAGAGTCAGATTCAGAGAGCTTCACGGACTTATGGATATACACATTGACGACTCTCCCGTAATAACCAAATTGCTAGATGATGGCATACCGCGGTCAACGATCATAAAGGTTTTAGAGAGTCGATTTAAACCAACTGCAAGAACAATCAAATACTACGATGCTGCAATAAGAGAATCACACCAGGGTGTGGTCGCGGTCAGGCAGATCAAAAAGCATGACCCAGAACTTGAATCAAGAAAAATAGAGATAGCCCGAAACAAGTGGATTGCAGAGGGGAATGATCCAAGTGGATTCGTTTACAAAACCGCATCAGGCGATTGAGGCAGAACAAGCGGTATTAGGTGCGGTGTTCCTTGATAACGGCGCTATGGATGTTGTCGGTAATATGCTGGAGCCGAGAGACTTCACTGTTTCCTCTCACGAACTCGTATGGACAGCTATGAAATATCAGCATAAGAATGACAAGCCAACGGACGCAATAACAATCATTGCTAACCTTCAGCTATACGGACGAATCGAGGAAATTGGCGGTACAGAATACATTTACCAACTCGCAGGAAGTGCGTTCACATCGGCAAATGTGAAATATTACGCCGAGATCGTAAAGAGCAACGCATACCGTCGTAGAGGAATTAACGCAGGGGTGGAAATATCCCAATTAGCAGAACAAGATTTCGAAAGCGATGAGGACTATTTTCAGAACATTGAAAACATTGCCTTATCAATTAGGCCTCAATCAGACGGTGATATGCAGAGTATCGCGGATTCACGCAAGGCGTACTTTGACCACTTGGAAGTAAAAGACGACTTTATCCATACAGGATTCCAAAAGTTTGACGATTGGATGGGTGGAATCGGTCGAGGATGGCTTTACATTCTAGCCGGTAGACCATCCGTAGGAAAGACCGCCAAAGTCCTGCAGATGATGAAAGGGATCGCGGAAGGTGGCGCAGGGGACGTTCTTTTCTGGTCGCAGGAAATGAAACGGAATCAATTGCTAAACCGGATGCTTTCACCTGAGTCAGGCGTGAATGGTAATAAAATTCGCACGAAAGACCTCACGTTCCACGAGAAGCTAAAACTAAATGACGCTTATGACAAACTCCAAGAACTTCCAATCTTCATCGAGGACGCAAAGAACGTAACGATCGATGAAGTCAGAGCATACGCGAGACAACACAAGAGAACTCACAAAAGGAAGTTAGGCGCTATCGTGGTGGATTATCTAACCATCATGAGGATCATTCAGCAGAAGGGTGAAACAAGATCACAGGCGGTCGGATACGTCACAAGAACCGCTAAACAAATCGCGCTAGAGCTGGATTGTCCGTTCATTATGCTTGCGCAACTCAGCCGAGACGGTAAAGACGAGCCAAAACTAGAACACCTTCGGGACTCCGGAGAGATTGAGCAGGATGCCGACATTGTTGAATTCCTTTGGCACAATCCGGAAGAAAAAAGTTCGGAAGGAAAAGTAATTCAATCCATCATTGCTAAAGGTCGAGACATTGGTATGAACCATTTCCAATATTTGTTCAAAGGATGGTTGCAAAAGTATGAGCAACTCTGAGAAGGAATACTTCGACTTATTAGCGCGGATCGTTAAGGGCGCGGAATACCTGGACAACCCACTGATTAACCAAAAAGACCACGCGAAGGGAATGAAACTCTATGATGAACTCGTTGAAAGGGCAGCGAAATTCCATAGCTAATCGAATAATTGACCTATCGGAAATGATGGACAAAGAAGAAGAACCCAATGTACGAGACTATTACCGCGTAGTGATTAAGCAGTTACAGACACGATTAGAGAAGATTTAAGCAGAGGGAGGAATGAAGTGTGAACGCACTAAGCCTATTTAGCGGAATTGGCGGTATTGACCTTGCGTGTGAATGGGCCGGAATAAAAACAGTCGCCATGTGCGAACGAGAACCATTCTGCCAAAAGGTGCTGCACAAGCATTGGCCTGATGTTCCAATCTACGACGATGTATGCACCTTAACGAAAGAGAGGTTAGAAGCAGATGGAATCGAGACAATTGAGCTTATTCACGGAGGATACCCTTGCCAGCCTTTTAGTAATGCCGGGAACAGACAAGGCGCGGAAGATGACCGTCACCTCTGGCCAGAAGTATGCAGACTTATTAAAACCATCAAGCCCCGTTGGTTTGTTGGTGAAAATGTTGCTGGGCACGTCACACTGGGGCTCGACATTGTGCTTGCTGACTTGGAAAGTATCGGCTACGCCTGGGAAACGTTCGTTATTCCAGCTAGTGCCGTCGATGCCCGACATCGTAGAGACAGAATCTTTATTGTGGCCTACCCCAAAAGCTTCGATCAGAGGGGATTGTCCATCAGAGAGAAAACGAAACACGCCCGACTTACACTCGGCGGTGAAAATGTTCCCGACTCCACAAGCCCGGGACTACCGATCGGGAGACGACCCGAATGGACCGAGGGCAACAAGAAAACGGGAACAGGGATGGAGCCAGAATCTAAACGACGTAGTCCGGATGTGGCCAATGCCAACTGCATCACAGGATTGGAAACCAGTCCGAAAATTAGCCCCATCAGAGGCAAACGGAAGTCATGGGACCATGCTAGTTGGAGCGGTGGGGAATACATCCCCGGAACTGATTGGTGGGCAGCTGAACCCTCAGTGGGTCGAGTGGCTAATGGGATTCCCAATCGGGTGGACAGACTTAAAGCACTCGGAAATGCAGTCGTACCACAACAAATCTATCCCATCTTAGCTGCAATAAAGCAGATAGATGACATGATGGAGGAATCAGCATGACGGAAGAAGAGATCAAATCCAATATATCCATAGCACTTTATGAACTCAGTAGGTTCAGAACTCATTACGATCACGGAAAAACGAGTTGGCATAATCGCACGCTTGATGGAATTGAAAATCTCTTAAAGCCCTGCATCGACCCGACCGAATCACCCAGTGAAACGGCGGCCGTAACAGGTCTGTATAGCCCCATCCATACCCCACAAGGAGACTAAACAATGAGTAGAGACCCAATACATTCCTACACCATGTCAAAGGACGAGATGGATAAACACTTGAAAGGGATGAGGGCATGAGATCAGCTAGTCACGCTAACCGAGGCATGGGACTGGAAACGCTCATAGAGTACGCTAACGCCCAATACGCCGCAAAGGGGATCGCACAGATACAGAAGGTTTCAACACCTTGGAAGGTTATACGAAATGGTAAGCAGATCGTCAGTGCATTCCCTGAGAAGAAAAGCACAGTGGATTATATTGGCGACTACGAAGGGCACTCAATATGTTTTGAGGCCAAGAGTACGGAGAACAAAACGAGCTTCCCACTTTCAAACTTTGAAGCGCATCAGATCGTGTTCATGCACAAGTGGAAGGGAATAAAATTCGCAATCATTGAGTTTACGACACATAAAGAAACCTACTTCATACCGTTCGATTACCTCTTCGCGAGATACACAGACAGCAAGAGCATTCCGTACAAGTGGATTGCTGAACATCCTAGGATTGGATCGGGAAACGGGGTTTCACTAGATTACTTAAAGCACATCGACCTTTCAGAGGTTGGATAAGGGGGGGGGAACAGGATGAAGGACGACGAGAAAAGATTCCTAGTAGATGTTTATGACAGATGCACAACATATTACATCAAAGGTGGTAAGAATATCGAAAATCATACAACCCCACGCGATCTAATCAACGAGGAAGGGTTTTACATGAATTACAAACGAGCATGGTATCTCTTGGATAAGTGGGCAAACAAAGGTTGGTATGAGTGGGGAGTGACAATGGATCTAGGGTGGTTAACAGATTCAGGGCTAAATAAAGGCAAGGAGTTAAGCACATGAAATGGACACCAACACCACTAAAGGGAGTATATACAGGATCGCGAAAAGGCACGTCGTATATGCTCATATCGTTTGAGTCTCCTACGAAGCCGCTGAGAGGACGAAAGAAGTTAAGCGCACAAATAGACTAAAATATTCATAGAGAGTCACAGAATGGCGCACAGAGCGTCACAACGCTATTAGGAGGTGAACACTCATGGGGAAGATAACACCAGTAGCCAAGATACCGCCAATGAACAACAATCCGAGACGTAAAGCCAAGCCGCTGCCGGACAAATTCAAGTTTGATCGACCGCCAAACGACGCTGGATAACACATCAAAATAAGTTACAAATACCGTCATAACCTTTCATTATATCACAAATTATGCTATAATTTAAGTAGTCTTAATATTCGGTGAATTCACAAAACGGAGGGTCAAAATGAGCAAAATTATCGAACTTAACGAGGAATTGCAAGGAGTAAAGAACCAAATGGAGTTTCTCGCACAAACGAACGTTCCTAAGTCAAACGAAAGCTACCAGGCGCTAGAAAATCGCGAGGCCGAGTTACTGCAATTGATCATGGAGGAAGAGTCCAAAGCGGTGGTAGAAACCACAATCGAGGGAGTCGTACAGGACATTTCCACTGGCTTAGAATCGTTTGAAGTGGGCGACACCGTTTTTACCTTGGATGATCTAGCTGTCGATGAGGATGCGGCAGAAATTTTGAGAAAAGGAATTAAAACAATAAGTAAGTTTCAGGCAAATAAGTTTCTGGAAGAGTTGAGTACGCAAAAGTCTGTTCACGAGTACCAAATAAACACTAGGCAAGCACTAGTAGATAGTTTAATCGCAGATAGGGACGCACTTCAGAGCGCCAACACACAACTGCAACTTGAAAAAGATGATTTATCAGAAAAACGGGATGCCGCGGCACAACAACTCCTTGAAGCACAAGCAGAGATTGCCCGACTCAATTCTCACGTTGATGACCTGAGAATAGAGATTGCTAACGGATCGGCTAATGCACACAACGTAATCGACATTACATCTGACGCTGAACTTGAAGCCGCGGCACAACGTCTTAAGGCAAAGAAAGAGCAAGCGGCAGCAGAGAAGAAAGCCGCAGAAGAAGCCGCAAGAGTACGTATTTACGGCGTAGAACAGTTGGACGGAACAGGCGCACAGTTTGGCGCATATAAAGCCGAAAATGATGAGTATATTACATTTGGATGGTTGGAACGTAACAAGTACGTTGAGTTAAGCGATGAGGAAGCCGCGCGATTTCGTGCCGAATTGGAAGCCGCCAAACAATCAGAGTTGGAATCCGTTCCGGAAGTGGCTGAGGAATTAGACTTTCGCGAACCACTACCAGTACCCGAGATACAGAATGCAGACACAGACAGCGGATTGGGTGGAGACGAGACTGTACCAGAGAGCGACGAGAATATGGTTGGCGACGAATCATTCGAGCAAGAAGTCCGCAGACGGTTATGTAAAGTCGAAGCTCTGATAAACATATATATCTCCGATCTTGAAGAAGGGGCGGCGGCGTAAAATTAAAGCGGACGAATTAAACCTGATAAAACAAATAACTGAACTTGTTGGCATGGTTGGAGAAATGAAAGGTAAGCTGTCGGCGTTAGAAAAAGAAAATGAATTCCTTCGCGGACTACTTAAAGAACGTTTAGCGCGTAGCGCCTTCGACACGACCGAATAACTTAGCGTAGCGGAAGCCGTATAAAGCCTTTCAAGTCATTATTAGGGTGGGGAAACCCACCTGTAAGGGGGATAAGGAAATGAAAGTCAGGATTACGAAAACACCAGTATCATTCTGGTATGCGGATAAGCTTGGCGAAGTCTTTGAAGTAGAGGAACGAAGGATAATCGGTGATTATGTCTCTCTCGGAGTTGTAGGCAAAGAACATCATTGTATATTCCATGAGGATTGCGAAGTAGTAGAGTAAATCCGAGAGGGTGTTTTTGTGAAAAATGATTTTGAGATACGTGGTGATGTAACGGCAATTTTTATCAATAGTCCAAAGTATGGAACTAAAGAAGTTATAATAAGCACGAATAAATTGAAACGTGCGCAGGAGTTTGCTGGAAGTTGGCGTGCGAATTGGAATCAGAAAGCAAAAGCATTTTACGTTCAAGGACATATGCCATTGGGTCACTGTAAATATAAAGGCGTACAACTTCATAGGTGGATAACAGACGCACCCAAAGGGATGCAAGTCGACCATATCAACCACGACACACTAAAAAATACAGACGATAATCTGAGAATATGTACGCATTCAGAAAATCAACAAAATCGTAAAGGCGCAACATCAAATAACAAATCATCAGGGATTCGTGGTGTGTCATGGAATATATCTGATAAAAGATGGCAGGTTCGAATTAGGTTCAATAATAAGAGAGTTCACCTCGGAAATTTCACTCAAATAGAAGAAGCCGAACAAGCAGTGAAAGAAGCTCGCGCAAAGTATATGCCATTCTCAAAAGACGCATAAGAAAGGAGTGAATCCACATGAACCGTGAAGAGATTGCAGAAGCCTTACGAGGCTATCAAAGCTATAAGTACGCCGTAACCATGTACGATAGACATAGACCATCTCCAAGCGCAGGGACAGCCAATTACACCGCTATGCCGAGCGGATCGGGAGCACCGGAGAGATTCTTTGCAACCGTTGGCAAACAGGCGGATATGGGCAACACATCTCTCCAGGACGAGATAGACTATCAAATCTACCGGACGTTTGTTGTGGATCTTGAGGGAGCTTTCGGAGTGCTGACCGAGGAAGAGTTCTCCATCATCAAGCTTAAGTGGATGCAGGACTTCACGTTGAGACAGATAGCCGATCGCAAACACTGTAGCGAGGAAACAATTAAACGGAGACACAAGAGAGCGCTGAGCAAACTTCACAACGGACTGAGATTTGCACAACTGCCACAGATTCACATTCACAAATACGCGGATGCAGGCTCTTTTTAGCCACTTTTTTGAACCCCTAGCTGTGTTAAAATTCTATCATAGGGAATTGACGCTGAATGATGGCACTAAAGGCGACCCCCTTTCCCATCATTCACACAATTTCCTCAATACGAGATGAAATAGCCGGGATGCTATCATTCTCACGCCGCGCCTGTATACAGACTATCGGGCGCGGAACAACTATCATATCGAGGGTATGCTCGTAATGATCATATCGTTGAAGCCAACAACAAGATGACAAGCGTATTGGTAATTGGGATCGAGGCTATCTCGGTCGGTGCGTTTCAGAGGCAAGACAGTCGTAGCGAGAGCCTTCGTTATGAGCGCAAGTCAGACGAGGCAACCTTTACGGTAGCTAAGGTTAAACCGTAAACCCAAATTACAAACTTATTACCCTATAGGAGGCGCTAACGCGCTTCTTTTTTGTTTTGCATCGAAGATGCCACCGACTCGACCGAATAAGCTTAACGAATGTGTAGTCCGTATAAATCAATAGGGGTGATAAGATGCGTGCTAACATTAACGGCATCGAATTACAAGGAACTCCCGAAGAGATTGCAAAGTACGCATGGGAAATCAAACAAAGACAAATGTCCAAGTACAGCCAAGAAGCCCAGAGAGCCCTATTTGACAGGCAAGAGGGTGAAATGTGGCGCAGCTCATGAGGACATTATTAAAGAACTGCATAAGGTGCAACAAACCCTATGAAGGTGCGGCTAATTCAAAGAGATGCGAGACATGCAGACAGCCAATGAAGAGGGTAAAGGTGTTTATTAAGTATTAATTTACAATATCTCACACAACAAATGGCGCAAATACACGGCTTAGTACCGGAAACATATCAAAATATCAACATTGGGGGTGATAAAATGGCAGACCTGAGACCGCAAATTATGTTGTTCATTACGGAATATGTTAGGAATGGCAACAATGCGACTCATGCAGCCATTGCAGCCGGATACAGTGAGAAGACAGCATCAAGTCAAGGCAGTAGGTTGTTAAAGTCTGTTGAAGTTCAACAATATCTTAACAAGACTGAACAGAGTCTTAACAAGGACTTGCGTTTGATGTTCGCTGAAGATGCTGTAAAGGCTTATGAGGTATTAAAAGAAGTCATGCAGAACCCCAACGCTCAAGACAAAGATAGGTTAATAGCTGCAAGAGATTTACTTGATAGAGCCGGTTACAAACCAGTTGATAAAATAGTGGCTGATGTTATGGGTGTAGAAAAATTGTTGGAGAGCGTATGAGGACGGCGGCCATTGAAAAGCTACGCAAGCTTAAATATGATTTCACCTACTACGCGCCTAAACTATTGAAGATACGAACAAAGGCAGGAAAACTTAACAACTTCTCACTAAATGCCATGCAACGGAAGATAGACGAAACGATTGAACAATTGAAGGCAGAAGGAAAGCCGATTAGATTGATCATACTCAAATACAGGCAAGGCGGTGCGTCCACGTACACAGAGGGGCGCATTTTTCATTCCACGAGCATGAATCATCTAACTAACTCTCTTATAGTGGCCCATGAAGAGGATGCATCAACAAACCTTTTCAACATGAGCAAGCTTTTCTATGATGAGTTGCCAGCTGAACTCAAACCAATGCGTAAAAGTTCCAATGCGAAAGAGATCGTGTTCGAGAATCCCACACAGGATGCAGAAGAGAAGAAGAACAATCCCGGACTACGAAGCCGCATAAAGATAGCCACAGCTAACAACATGGGCGCAGGACGTTCGTCAACCATACACAACCTACACGCTTCAGAGGTAGCATTCTGGAGAGACGCTAAGACAACCATGTTGGCGTTAATGCAAGCCGTTCCTAACACGCCTAATACAATGGTCATGCTTGAGAGTACGGCTAACGGCGTGGGTGATTACTTTTATGAAGAGTGGCAGAGAGCAAAGAATGGTGACTCAGACTTTATTCCGCTATTCTTCGCATGGTTTGAAGAACCGGAATATGAAATGGACATACCGCATGGATTTGATCCAACAGAAGAAGAACGCGAGTTAATCAGACTTCATCCACTCATCACCTATCGTAAGCTTGTGTGGCGTAGATGGTGTATCAAGAATAACTGTGGTGGTGACCATGAGTTATTCAAGCAAGAATACCCTTCGGATGATATGGAAGCCTTTCTAGTGTCCGGTCGCCCGAGATTTGATATACCAGCTTTAAGAGATTACCTAGCACAGTGCGTAGACGGTGAGCGTGGTTACCTGGAACGTTATCAAGGATCAATAAAATTTGTGCCGGATCCTAAAGGTTACATTGAGATATGGCGCAGGCCTTACACAGATCATTACATTGGCGGTGACGTAGCCAAAGGTTTGATAACGGGTGACGCATCAGCAGCACCAGTGTTCGATAATGACTACAATCTCAACGCATTGTGGCATGGCAGGATTGATCCTGACTTATTCGCTGATCAGCTTGAAATGTTAGGTGAATGGTATCGAGAAGCATTTATAGCGGTTGAAGAGAACAATCACGGACTAACAGTCCTTAACAAGCTTAAAACATCCTATTCAAACCTCTATCATCGAACGAGCCACAACAAACTCACAGATGAGACCAAGAAAGAGCTAGGATGGTACACGTCAGAGCAGACCAAGAAACTGGCTATAGATAACCTTGCACGATTGATACGTGAGCGTAAGTTAGGTATAAAGTCCAAGAGGTTCATACAGGAATGTATGACTTATGTCATAGAAGAAGACGGAAAGACGAACGCTCAACAAGGCTCACATGATGATGTAGTTATGTCATCGGCAATTATCCTTTATGTAATGGAGCAGTATGCAACGCCCGTTATGGATATCATATCAACGGTAACTGAATTACCCGTGAAGATGGGCAATTTCGTTATGACTGACAACGGCTTCAAACTTAAAACGGAAACTGATGACGCTAAGGACGAAGACGCAGAATGGTACAGAAAGGCGGGGTGGTAATGGTTGAATCTCTACTATCTATCTTAATAGTCGCTATGATCTCCGTAGGAACGTATTACGCCTCATACCGATTCGTACACCTACGACACAACAGAGACGTTCTAGCAGACGAATACAAGCGTGCTGAGACGTATATCAAAGAGATGGAAGATCGCATAGCCATGCTAGAGGCTGAGAGGGATTTACAAACTACGCGAATGTCAGGATTTAGGGAAGAGCAGGCGAGTGGATGGGAAAGTTTGAATGTGAGAAGCTAGGGGGTGACGTATGGATACGCTAGAGACATTGCAATTAGGCAATCCCGAACAAGACGCAGCGCCGCAATCAACAGAGGAACGAGACGAAGCGCTAAGAGTACAACAAATGTTCCGTGACGCATGGGACGCGAAGCAACAGCTTAACCTCAATCAGATATGGCGCAAGTGTGATGATTATAAACACAACAGGCAGAACCCCAAACAAAGCGAGGAACATCCGGGAAGCGTGACAAACGTCATTCATCGGATCATAGAAAGCCAGATTGCTGACTTAGTAGACAAGCCCTACTCATCCTCTGCAAAAGGTTGGGAGCCGGGAGATGATATGTTCGCGGAGCAAGCGCAGAATATGATCGACTTCGTTCTTTACAGGAACTTATTCAAGGAAAAAGTCAATCTATCTGAGCATGACCGATTAGAGCTTGGCTCAACCATCATCAAAGTATGGTTTGATGCGGACGAGATGGACGGCAAAGGGCTTCCGGTGTTTGAGTCGATAAGTCCTGCTAACTTCTTTCCGGACCCCAAGGCAACAACACCGCACACCTTACAAAAGGCTGAGTTTGTTATCCATGCTACGCCTAGACCATTGTCATGGTTTAAGAAGACATTCAAGCGCGGCCACTATGTACAACGCGAGGTAGCGATACCATACAATCCACAACAGACGTTTACAGACGATGAAACAGATGAAGTACACCCAAGCACAAGCCAAAAGGCATTATTGATTGAGTGTTATATACGCGATGAGGACGGTAATGTCTATTGCCTACATGTCGCTAATGACATTCTGCTAGAGGACAGCAGAGAGAAACTAAAGGGCGAGAGATTACAACGACGCAACCTATACCCTTTCCAGATGATTAACTGCTACCCGCGCAGAGGCACGATATGGGGCATGGGTGACGTGGAACTACTTATTCCTACGCAAGATTTAATTAATGAATTGGACGATCAGATTAGGATGACGGCTAGAGTGGCAGGAAATCCACAAATCACTGTAGGCATAGGCGCAGGAAAAGGATTCGATTTCCGCAAATGGACGAATAAGCCGGGGCTACGAATTCCGATGCGTGACCAAAGCGCATGGCAGATCGTACCACCGCAGAACGTATCCAATGATGTTGTTAACCGGCGTGAGAAAGCATTCCAAGAGGCTGATTTGATCGCAGGAACACCAGACGTTAACCGTGGTGAGAAGCCGGGACAGGTCACAGCAGCATCGGCTATTATGGCACTGCAACAAGCAGGACAGAAAACAGTGGTCCACAAGAATGAGATGTTCAAGGTAGGCTGGAGCCAAGTCCTTGAAATGCTATTCGATGAGATTATCACGCATTGGGATGAGGAAATGTGGGTACGTATTGAGGGAGATAAGCCTGACTGGAAGTTCGTTGATCCCATGGCTATGCGGAATATACCTAAGATGATCCCTAACGCGCTACATGGCGTTATAGAGGGAGAGGATTCTCTTAAGCAACTGACAGACGATGAAGGACTTGGAATGACGCGTGATGCCATGTACGACTTTCAGCTCAACATGGGCAACGGCTTCCCGAATGATCGTTCGTTCATGCTTCAGATGCTAACTGATTTTACTAAAGTTCAATTTCCTGACGGTACAGCTATCACGCGTACAGAGCTTAGACGGTTCCTTCGCGATCAAGTGGGTATAGACTTGGATGATGAACAACAAATGCAACCTCCGCAGATGCCGGGCGTGGTTCCTCCAGGAATGCCGCAAGGTATGCCACAACAGGCCACACCACAGTTACCGCCTGAAATGATGTCTATGGTAGGAGGCGGACAATGAGCAAGTTCAGCAACACAGACCAAAAGGTAGGGTCATTTCTAGAGCATGTCCACGGTAACAATGACCTAGTGATGGGACTCATCAAGAATGAAGTTAAGGCAGGCACAGACTTACGGCGATATGTGGTCAATCAATACGCCTGCCCAAACTGCGCGAGGATCGCATTAGTTCACGATAACACCATTATCTGCCCTCATCATGGTTGTCATTATGCAGGTCCAAGGATGTATAAGATAAAGGACTTGATATATAACGGATACTATAAATGATGTGATAACACTAAAAAGAAATGAGAGGGGGTGAAGAATATGGCAGGAGGAAAGATCATCGGTCCCGGTGGTACGATGTCACAAGGTAAGATGACGGGCTACAACACCAAAGGACCCGGAGGCGTAGCAGGATCTAACACTTCAACCACAACAAGCAAAGGTTATGAAGGTGGTAGGACAATGGGTACACGCAAAGAGTACAAGTCTAGCGGAATGGCTAGTAACTCCAAAGCGAGCAAAGGTACTTACTAGGGGGAGATGACGTGAAAGGTAAAGGAATGCCAAAGATGGGTAAACCATCAATGACTGTATCCGTATCCATCACCAAGACGAAGCCGAAGAAAAAATACTAAACATTCAGGACGTTCCTAGTCGTAGGGCGTCCTTTTCTATTGCCAATTGGGCTGACAGGGTGAAAGAACTCACGGTCATAACAGTGGGATGACGCCACTAATAATGGAGGTATTTACATGACAGGACAACCACAAGGCGAGATGACGCTTGAAACGTTCAGACAAATGAAAGCATCGGGCATAGATCCATACGCTCAAATCGAGCAAGGATCGCAAGGGGATGCCGCCCTTGATCAAGAGGAAACGAATGAAACGTCTGTGCAAGATGATGCAGACGCACAAGAGCATGCAGAAGATCAGGAAACGGACGATAACGCCGATTTAAACGGCGATACGGAAGAACCTATCGAAATACCTGAAGCTCAGAAAACAGCCTTCCAAAAGGCTCTAGACCGTGAGAAACGCAAAGCGCGTGAATCAGCTGACAAGAAGTTCAAGGAACAGTATGAATCGGAGTACACTGAAAAGTTAAATCCGTACAAGCAATTCTTCGATTCTCTCGGACTTGATCCACAAAAAGCAATGGAACTAATCGAAACAAACCGTATGAAGCAAGAAGCGGATAATCTAGCCTATCAACATGGCTGGAGCGAAGAACAAACGCAGATGTTTATGAAGCAACAACAGTTAGAAAAAGAACAAACGGACATGAAGGTATCGCTAAAACTGTATGAACTCTCGGAAACGCCTGACTATCCAGGTATCAAACAGATGAAGGGTGCAATTACAGAGTTTGTACGGTTGAATCCAAGAACTTCTGTAGAGCAAGCGTACTGGGCCGTAGGCGGTGCTAATCTCGCGCAACAACTCAAGCGTGAAGCCGAACAACGGGAGATTGCCAAACGGTCACAACCAAAGCGCACGGTTGTATCTGACGCACCTTCCAATAACAAAGGTCCTGCACCATTGCCGCCTGAAGCTGTAGCTTTTATGAGGCAGAACAGCATGACGGAGGCGCAAGTAAGACAGCTTATGCAAGATGATTTTCCAAAGGATTTAGAATCATTTCGAAAGATGAAACAAGGGAGGAAATAACAAATGGCACGTTATATTCGAACCATTAGCGGCTACAACGAACCCGTTAATGTAAAATGGCGCGTTGATGTAAGTCAAACGATCGCAGAGGGCGATTTAGTTCAAATTGATGGCACAAGCCGTTGGCTAGAGGCAGCTGCACCTGCTTCAACTACGCTTGTAGGCATTGCAATGCAATCCATCACCACAACCGCATCGGTAACAGTCGCGGACTCCATCGACGTTCTTCCGCTTACAGGGGTTGTTATCCGCATGGATTATGTTGGATCAAGCAAAACGTCAATAGTCGATACCGACTTGCTGACTACGCTGTTCGACATTGACAACGGTACTGAGATGGATTTGGATGATACAACGGGCGGTATGTGTTCGGTAGTAGATTACGACAATACAAACGATACGGCTGACGTGATTATCGCAACAGCCAACATCGTGAGACTGTAGGGGGAATATAAACCATGATGAACACAGGACAATTTCAAAATCTCTATACACGCCGCATTGACCTAGCCTTCTTCGAAGGATGGGACGAGACACCAGAGCAGTATTCACGTATTTTCAACAACAAAGACGCAAAAACGAACAACTTCACGACTCAAATCATTGCCGGTACTGGCGCATGGGAGCAATCCACAGAGGGCGGTAACCCGAACGAGCAACGTTTCAAGCTCGGGCCATTGGTTTTCACACAGTTTGACATCTTCAAATCTGAGGTCATTATGACCAAGGAGCAGATTAAGGATGAACTGTATGACGAAGTAGCCAACATGGCGAAGGATAGCGGTCACGGCGGTCGCCAGATGGTCGAGGACGTAGCGGCGCAGTATATCCAGGAGATGTACAGTAACACACTCGGAACAGGTTACGATGGCGTAGCGACGTTCTCTGACTCTCATCCGAACTATGGTGACATTGGCGGCTTACAGGACAATCTAACAACCGGAGCGCTTAGTGACACCACACTTAAAACTGCAATCATCTTATTCCGTAAACAGAAGGATGAGAATGGCAAGAAGATTTCTTCCGTTCCTAACAAATTGATCGTTCCGCAATCTCTGCAATTCACCGCGGCTACCATCTTGCAATCTGCCTTGATCGCAGGTAGCGGAAACAACGATAAAAACGTATTGCCTAACATGGAATTGGTCGTGAATGACTTCTGGGATGCTTATTCTACGGTACGTTGGTTCATCACTGGTCCACGTCACCAAATCGACATGATCTGGCGTGACAAACCATCGTTTGAAAAATATCCAATCATGAATAAGAACGGATCACAATCATGGTTGGGGTATGCGAGATTTAAGCCAAGAACGCAAAACTGGAGACATACGGTAGGATCGACAGGATCGTAGGTAGTAGTGGTACTTAACCAATAAGGTGGTGAACTAAATGACAACATCCTTTAGATCAACATCAGGTAGCAATGGCATTGTAGAAATGGACGGTATAATCATTGGCGGTTCCTCATTTCCGCTTAAAAAAGGAACTACTTACCATGTTGATGCCGTGGACGGTAGTGACAATAGTTCCGGTCTTACATGGGATGCTCCTTTCCTAACGATGTCGAAAGCATTTACCACAATCGGCAGCGGTGACACGATTATCTTTGTAGGTAAGGTTCGTGAACAATTAACCACTCCCGTTCAAGTGTTTGATGTAACTGTCATAGGCGGCGGCAATAGACCAAGACATGCAGATGCTGCTCCGGTTCCTGTAGGCGGTGAATCGGCAGCAACTTGGACAACGCCTGCTAGTGGAGCGACTACGGATCCTTTGTGTACGGTACTGCAACAAGGTTGGAAGTTTATAAACATCCTGTTTGCTGGTCCTAGTGACGAATCATGCGTTGAATTGTTCCGCAATGGTGGAGCCGGCAACCTTGAACGTGATGCGAGTCATGCGGAGTTTATCGGATGTCGATTTGCAAGCGGTCAAGACGGCATAGTAGCAACGGGCGGTTTATACGGCGTACTGATTCAAGACTGTAGATTCCTCGCCATGACTGGCCATGCCATTAAAGGAATTGTAGGTGCAGGAATCGGGGCAGGGGATACATCTTGGCAAATCTTTAAAAATCAGATTACAGGTTGCGCCAACGGCGTTATCCTTTCTGCCATTACTTGTGCGGTCAAAGGAAATTACTTTGATGACGGAGGTACGCCGACAACCACAACCGTACTAAACATGACGGGTACAGCAGGAAATTCAGGGAATAACTTTATCGTAGGTAACTATTTTCAAACTTCTTCTGCAAACTTTAATTCTCCGGATATTGTCGGAAATGCGACAGACGTTTGGAACAACTACAACATAGACGCAACATTTACTTCGGGCGGTGTGCTTGGTATAGAAACAGGTCAACCAGCATAAAGGAGAGGGCTTAAATGCCCTCTCCTCACACTACTAACATAAGAGAGGTCATTACATGCCGACAGATTTCACAGCAACATCCGGAGGGGACGGTATTTTTAAGGCTACAGCATTCCAAACAGGGGCAGGCGTATCTGCCCCTTTGGTTGTTGTCAGCACTACAATTACCTTTGATCCCCCTTCACTAACTACAGGTGCTTTTGCAGAGTCTAGTGACATTGTTATAACTGGCGTGGCATTAGGGGATATTGTCGAACTATACCCCCCTTATGACACGCAAGGAATTATGTATCAGGCTTCCCCAGCTTCAGCAGGAAATATCACGATTTCGTTGACCAGTTGCGCGTCTGGAACAGTTGATTTATCTTCTGGAACGTGGGGAGTTGTTGTTAAGAGGAGAGTGTAATATGCCTGAGATTTCATGGACGGTAAGCGGAGGGGATGGACTTCCTTCCGCGCCTTCCGAAAAGCATCCGTATATTACGGAGAAACGAATTACGGAAGGCATGTCAGAAGGTCAGAAGTCATTCGTTCGTGATTTCAATTCGATGAGGAACTTTATCGAAAAGCACAACTTGATGGATAAGAAATGAGGGGGCAATAAGCCCTCTCTTTTTCTTTAAGGAGGTTTATAATGAACCATTTTACAGGCGTTAATCCAAAGGAAAGATACGATAATGACCTACTAAACGAACTTCGCACAATGAATAAGTTATTGACAGAACTTCTCGGACATCATGTACAAATGCCTGAGACTAAAGTCATTAAAAAAGTTGCGAAGAAAGTCATTAAACCTGTCACACAAAGAAGAAGAAAGGGAGTTATCTGATGTCAATGCTAATTGACACAACAAGGATTGACTTCACACATACAGAAGTAACCGCGCTAACGTCCTCAACAGACGTTCTAGGCATCAATCCAAACCGCAAGTATGCTTTATTCATGAATGACTCAGACACGACTATGTACCTATTTGTGGGATCCACAGCGGCACTCAACAAAGGTATCAGACTTAACGCGAATGGCGGAAGCTATGAGATGACTGTAGGACAAGGGAACATTTCTCACGGAGCGGTTAAAGTCATATGCTCGGCTACACCTAAGACATTACTTGTGACAGAGGGCGTGTAACCTTATATAAAGGCTGGTGTATGTAATGTCAGTAGACAACACATCAGGAGTAGGCGACATAGAAATAGGCGCGGTAGAGATAAAAGACGCTACAACAGATACCAGGGCGGTTGTAGACGCTACTTATGGACTTTCCACAGACGTAAAGCGTGACGTCAGTACTTCGGTTAGTGCAGGATCGTTAAATGGAAGAGTTAGTGTGTCAAACATTCCTGCCATTCTTAAAGTAGGCGCTTCATCTCTTTCGGGTAGGCATACGCTGACTGTTTACAATGATTCTAGCGCTAACGTATTCATAGGTTTCAATTCAGATGTGGATTCTATCGATGGGTATCAACTAAGCAGTGGTATAGCGATCGATTTCAACTTCGATCCTGCTGAACTTGTTCAAGTTTATGGAGTTGTTGCTGAAGGAACGACAACTATATTTTTATTTGAACTGAAATGAGGTGAGTAGATGAATATTTTTAAAGGAAGGGATACACCGTATCACGCTCACCACATGTTTGACGGTGATATGTATGTGCTTAATTCGATAATGAGTGTAGGAGCAGGAACTACGGTCTATATTCAAGGTAAGTTAGGAGCAAATAAATTTTTTCACAAAGTAGAAAGAAGACACGCATTCGAAAGTGGCGGCCCTTATACTATTGATTTGATAGAAGCTCCCACATTAACAGATGGAACAACAGTGGTAACAGCTTCAAACATGAACCGTCAAAGCACAAAAACACATGCAGCTCAATTCTTTAGTAATCCAACGGGCGTAAGTGGCGGAACGATCATTGACACACTCTATATTCCAGCATCGGGATCGGGATCTAACACGATTGGCACGGGAACTTTAGGTTCTGAACGTATATTAAAAAAAAGTACAGATTACCTAATTAGAATTGCAAATGGAGGCGGCGCATCTATACTTTATTCCACTGTCCTATTTTATGAATCTGACAATTAAGGGGGGCTTATACAATGCCAATCATTGAGTTTTTGAAAACGTCAGATAATACGTATACAGAAGTAAGCGCGACTAACCCATTACCTACAACGGCGACGATTAGCGGCGGTACAGTTACAGCGGATACAGAATTGCTCGCCCCTACTGCTCTAGCAGATGCAACAGCGAATCCAACAATTACACAAATCTCATCTTATTTAATGGGATTCAATGGAACAACGTGGGATCGTGTGCGAGTAAATTCGGCAAGTCAATTAGTTGTTTCTATCAGCTCTTATACCGCAACAGCTGCCGCCGCTCTTTTGGATAGTTTCGTTGCCGGGATATCCGTACAAACACATAATTTTCAATACACATACAACGGAACGAACTGGGATAGGCAGAGAGGAAATACGCAAAACACACTTTTAGCAAGCGCCGCAAGAACGGTGACAACTTCATCGGCAGATCAAACAAATTACAATGCAAGCGGAGTAACCATCGTTGTTGATGTCACTGTCATTCCTTCCGGTAGCCTCACCTTAACAATTGAAGGTAAAGACGCGCTATCAGGTAAGTATTTCACACTACTCACAGGCGCAGCTATTTCAACCGTTTCAACAAATGTATATCAAGTATATCCGGCACTCACGGCAGTTGCTAACCTAATTGCAAATAATGTTATACCTCGCACTTATCGCGTTACTGTAACCGCAGGAGATGCAACATCAATCACTTATAGCGTTGCTTCGCTATTAAATCTATAGGAGGTAAACCATGCTAACATTCGCTTATGCTTATGAAACATTTAATAGAGTCATAGTTACAGACGGAACAGAAGAAAACTCATTCATTTATGACTTTGGAAAGTCGCAGGATGTTGAAATCAGTGTTATCGAATCCGTGAGATTATCGGAATTAGAGATAGCTAAGAAACAACAGCAAACACCAATAGCTATTTAACGGAGGTGAAATCATGGCAGGGCCTACAATGCAAAGGGTCAGTACGTTGGTTAGTAAGGATATATCAAATTACCTCATTAATCAGCAAACGTGGGGCGGGATTTTATATAACGTTAAATCCTATGGAGCTGAAGGTGATGATACAACGGATGATACAACATCAATACAAAACGCGATAAATGCTGGTTCTACCGATGGCGTTCCTGTTTTCTTTCCATCCGGAACCTATATTGTATCGCAATTATCTATCCCGTCCGGTGTTAAGTTGTGGGGTTCTGGTTGGAATTTAGCAATTATAAAGAGAAAGACCAACTCAACCAATACACAATTTTCTGTATTGAAATCCACATCTGCATCAAACATAGAAATATGTGATTTAGGAATTGACGGAAACAAGTCTAATGTAACGACTTCTAGTCACAATCTTATATTTTCTACTTGTAGCAACGTCGAAATTAAAAATATCAAGTCATATAATGCTAAAGGAATTGGATTGTTTTTCGAGAATGGTACAAATGAAACAAATAAAGATTATCATTCAGTAACAGACAGTATACTTGAACTGAATGAAGAAGATGGAATGAGAGTTAATAACGAAAAAAATCTAATTATCGAAGGAAATAGTTTTCTGAATAATACGCAATCAGGATTTATTGCTTATGATTCTTTAAGTTCTCAACTAGATTTTATGGGCAATACGGCATCTTACAACAGTAATCACGGGGCTTTATTCCGTGGTCATGTTACAAACACACCGACTTCAAATAATGCGAGTTTTGTAACTATTAGTGGGAATACAGTTCATAATAACCTATGGTGGGGGCTTGCGTATCAGGGTTCTGACGCAACAATAACGGGTAATATGATTAAATCAAATGGGACAACAGTCGCCCATGCCGGAATGTTAATAAATGGCCGGGATTTAACGATTACCGGAAACTATATCGGATATAATTATTTTTACGGTATTGATGGAGGGGATGCAACAAAAATAACTTTCACCGGAAACACGGTTTCAAACAACGGAAACACTACTGACGGAGGAATAGGAGTTAATATAGAATCAGCAACATTATGGGTTATTGGCAACAATCTTATTAGCGAAAACGGAAATTCTTCAAGCGGAACACAGATTTATGTACATGGTGTTGGTGGTGACGGCGTAACAACGACATTTTTAGGACTTACCAATAATGTTTCGATAAGCGGAAACACCGTTACAGCACTGACAAATCAGACTGGAATTTTGGTTGATCCTTATTGCGATGATGTTTTAGTTTCCAACAATGTAATAAATTCGTCCTCGTCAGTTCTAGGATTAAGATTTGAAACGAATAAAGGTAAAGCTTTCGGAAATGGTGGTACAGTTTTCAATAATCCAACTATCACAGCAGACACAACGATTGTAATTCCAGACTCAGGAGATTTCTTTTTTGTGAATGGATCAACAACCATTACAACAATACGAACTGAAAGCAGTAGCACATTTAATGAGAAAGTATCAAAAATAACTGTAACTGCTGCCGGAAGTGGTTATACATCTACGCCAACAGTCGCAATTACTGGCGGTGGTGGCTCTGGTGCAACAGCAACAGCATTTCTTGATAGTGGAACAGTTGTTGCAATATCTGTTACGAATGCCGGAAGTGGTTATACATCTACGCCAGCCGTTGCGATTACTGGTGGTGGAGGTAGCGGAGCAACCGCGACTGCTGCTGTCGGTGTGAATAATTTCTCGGGCAGAATGATTACGATTAAGTTTATTTCTACGGTTTCAGTCGATAATACGGGGAATATTTTTCTAACAGCCACACCTTTAAGTGCTACAGATAAAACACAAATACAACTTGTCGGATCTTTTGGTTTTTGGTATGAAGTTTCAAGGTCTACGGTTTTATGATTTTTTTATTTTGGAGGTGATTACATGCCGAGTTCGCAAGATATCCTAAATGATGTTGATTTGCGATACAGGAATACATTCACAACAACACAAAAACTTGTTTGGTTCAACGAAGAACAACAAGAACTATTCGACGTTCTCGAACTAGATTCCCCACCGTACACATTTGCAACAGTTGCGGACGAGAATTTTTATCCGTTTCCCAATGGATTCGATATTACCAAAATTAAAGTAGTAACGTATCAGATAGATGATACAGATGATCCTGAATATATAGAAGTTCCATTTCTTCGTAACGACGATAATCAGTCTTCGTCATACGCGAATCCGTGGTACACCGTAACATCAAACGCGATGTATTTTTATGATGGAACAACCGTGCCTGCGGATCGCAACGTGTATGTGTATTGTGACTCTGATCCAACGGAAGTCACTGCAGCTAATGTTAGTTCAAGCCCTGACTTGCCTACTAGATATCAAGAGATACTTAAATTAGGCATACTAAAACGTATTGCAATGGCACGCAAAGACGTATTAATGCACAATAATTATGATGCGTCCTACCAAGAGAAGATTATGGATGCGATGTGGTTGAAGCGGTTAAAGGAACCTGAATGGATTTCTCCCATTGACGTAAACCCCAAAGCAGGAGATGTCACTTATTGGGGTTATCCGTGGGGTTGGTATAGTCCTCAATAAGGTGGTGGGAATGTGGCACAGTGGCAAGCATTATCTAAAAGTATGGATAGACGGAATGCAAACAACTTCAAGGACGCGCTCAACACCGAGCAGAGTCCTTTTTTTGTGTCCGAAAACACCATCATTGACGGATATGGATGGGACTTTGAAGAATACCCAGCCATAAAGGTTCGCGCAGGACGCACAACTTACGGAACAAGTGGCGCGGCTATTACCAGGTTGCTAACAAACTTCGGTAATACCCACTTGGTTCGAGCAGTAGGAACGGCGTTACAGTACAACAGCTCAGGGACAACATGGACAGCTATTGCAGGAACCTTTACAAGCACGGATTGGGACTCGGCAAACTTCGATGTTCTAGGAGCTGCATTGATACTTACAAATGGAACGGATAACGTGAAATACTGGAACGGAACAGCGTTAGCTGACTTGAACGCCGCTACTGCTCCAAAAGGACTATATGTAGCCGCAGATAATCGCAGGGTATATATATCAGGTAGGTCAACGGACGCAGATGTAATCCATTTTTGTGCGTTTCAAGATGCTACGGATTGGACAACGGCTGAAAATAGCGGTTCGGTTCAGTTCTACACAGACAGAGGTGGTCCGGTCACTGGATTAAAGGCTTTTCAAGGTCAAATATGGGCCTTTAAAAAGGATGCTTATTGCCTCATCTTTCATACTGGAGACAGCCGCCAAACTCACCGACTTGTAGAGGGATCAAACGATATCGGGTGCGCTTCATACAAGACCATTGTAGAGGTCGGAGAACTTCTTTTCTGGCTCGGTACAACAGATGTGTATATT